GGTCAGGTTTCTTAGCGTCGTTCTTTACATTGATACCCATGTCCATCAAAGTCTTGATAGCATCCTTGGATAGGTTGCAAAGATCTACCTGAAACTTGTCAGAATATTTGTTCTTCTCATTTAACGAAGCCCAGAAGAGATCGGCTTTAATTGGTACTGGTTTTACTTGTTCCATTTATTTCTCCTTAGTAAACAACTACATATATTATACACTACTTTTAATGCAAATGCAAGTTTTTATCTACATCTCCTGCATTTTCTAGTTCAAGAACATGCAAGGATCGACGTAGTAATTCGATAGTATCTTCGTTGGACATACAAGTGTAGACAGTCAAGTAACTATTGTCGTCCCCTAAGATAACTAACGGCTCTACTCCCTCAGGAATCTCTTGAATTTTCATGGTGCAAAATCCGCATCTTTAATAGCTTCTAAGTATTCCTGTGCTTGATCTAGTTCTTTCTCTGCTTCACGTAGCAGTGTTCTAACAGTAGACACATGATTACCTTGTCTTAGAAGTTTAAGTACTGCTTGTTTAATTTCATCCATCAGTGTGTTTCCTTCCATGAATTTCCTACTCTGTACTCGCCAGTGAGAGGGCATCGCATTTCTAATACACGACCTGCTTCTTCAATAGCTTGTACTCCTAACTTACCTACCATATCTGCGTATGTTTCTTCTACTTCAATCTGCCATTCGTCATGCACGTTAGCAACAAACTTATAATCAATACCTAGTTTGGTTAATCGTTCATCTAGGATTACTAGTGCTTGCTTCATGACAATCGCACCCGCACCTTGGAGAAGTGTGTTGAGTGCTGCATGGTCAGACCTAACGTGTAGTCTACGTCCATCAAGACCTGGTAATGATCCCGACGACTTGCAGACTTTAGCCACGTTCTCCCTAAGTGCTCGCAGTTTCGGGGTGTTTTCCAAAAAAGAATCAATAAGTCGTTGTCCTTCTTTCGCTCCAGCACCCACAACTTTCCCGATCTTGGCAGCCCCCGCACCATAGAGGAATGCATATATAAACGTCTTTGCTTGAGCACGTGTTTCGAGTCCAGCAGCTTTCTGGTTGGCTGTGTGGATATCACCTTGTGTGACCTCATAAATATACGCATCGTCTTTCATATAGTGAGCAAGCATCCTAAGCTCCAGTCCTGAAGCATCGATACCAACTAACTTATATCCTTTCTCTACAATCCAAAGATCCCTACAGTCTTCTCCGTAGGGGCTACCACAACTAGGTACTTGTGCCATGTTAGGACTGTGGTGTGTCATCCGTCCTGTCACTGCACCATTCGTTATTACTTTACCATGTACTCTACCATCAGGTTGTATCACATCTAACCATGATTTGATCTGAGCAATTCGTTTCTGTAATAACAAGAACTCAGCAATCGCTTTAGCTTCAGGAAAATCTAAACCTTCGAGCGTCCCTTCGTCGACGATTGGTTGACCGTTTTCTGTGAACTTTTCTGGCTTCCAGCCTTTTTCGATGAGCCTTTCACCGATTTGCTTGCGACTGCCTGGGTTGAAGACTTCGACGAGGGGCTTGAGGGGCTTTCCTGTTTTCTCTGAGACTCGTGGGGTTGTCTTGGTTGGAAAAATGTTTTGAAGCTCAGTCTCAAGAATAGCCAGCTTATTTTGCAGCGTTGCAAGAAGAGTGACAGCAGCCCTCTCGTTGAGTTTGAATCCATTTGTTTCTTGCGTAGCGATGACCGCTTGTACATTGTGCTCAAGTTTAATACTCCTTTCATCAAATTTATTTCTAGTAAGCTCAGCAGTTAAATGCTGGTACAGTTTCTCAGTTACTAAAGTATCTTGGATACAGTACTTCTCAAACAGTTTCATGATTGGCTTATTGAACCAATCTCCTTCCTTATATTGCACAAACTTTCTAAAACTATTTGGATTACCATTATCTTCGAATGTTACTTCGTCAATCCATGCTGCTTTATAATCCATCTTAGGAAAACCTAAGCGTTGACCCCATGCATCTAAGCTATGTCCTCCCTCTAGGCTTGGACTTAGGAGGCGACTTAGTACGAGCGTGTCGCACATCTGGTTCTGCTTCATCGTAATGTTCCAGTTCTTTCTCAGTACTGGGGCATCGAAGCATATTCCGTTGTGCATTATAATCAAATCGCAACTGTCCAAATACTTTTGTAGTCCGTTTGCTTCCTTCCATACTTGTACATCTCCTCCTATTTCCCTAGTAACACACATCCAAATCTTATCATGCTCAGTGTTTGTTTCTATATCGAGAATAATCTTTCTCATTGCATTCCATTTCCAAAAGTTATTCCAATTAAATAAATTTAATGGAGGACATTTCCATATCACTACACTGGTACTCCTTGTCTAATACGATTAGGAAACTCTTGCTCTAACCAAAAGCAACGTAGCTGTCCATGCTCGTCTTTCGCCACATAACCAACCCATAAAGAATGTCTGGTGTTATAACTGTTGCACTCGATGTGTTCTAACATGTGTCGGTATTCATTAGCAGCATACCCTATCATAAGTCCTAGCAGTAGGGCTGCAAAGACGATAGCATCTTTCATTTAGATTTAGGAGTACGCTTCTCAACTTCTTTAACGATAGTCTGCTGGGTAGCCATCACAAAAGCATCTTGTAATTCCTTGACCATCAGTTCTAACTTAGCAACCTTAGCACCCAGTTCGTTGACTGAATCGATTACCTTAGGCAATTGCATTAAACTCATTTCATAACCTCACGTTTATATAGGTGACTACTCCTGCGAAGTACAGGATTACAGCCACAACTTCAACCAGGATCAAAGGTAGATCACGCTGCAATATACCAGCATAAGTCCACAAGCCTGATCCAATAAGTCCAAATAATATATTAAGGGGATATACATTGAAGCTAGTTAATCCTATTCCAATTAAGCATAGTATTGTACCACTCCATTTAATCAATTGCATATCACCACAGTAGTACAAACAGTACATGTTACGTACTTACCACCAGATGAAACGATAGTAGTAGTACAAGCCATGCTATTATTATACACCATAAATAAACTTACTGCAAGTAAAATCTTTTTCATAATTTAGTCTCCTCAGGAGGCAGCTCATTCATCCTACCAGTATCACGACGATACAAGAGGCGACAAGCTAACCCAGTTAAACCACTAAAACGATTCTTCAATACTCGGACATAGGTAGTGTTACGTTCCTGCTCATTCTCATGCTGTCCGTTACGCTCCAGTCCAATAACCATGTCTGATAGCTGAGCAATCGAACCTGAACCACGTAGCTGTGCTAGGGATGTAGCAGCACCTTCCTCATGCCCCTTAGATTCGGGACGCTTGAGATGTGATACCACAAACAAAGCAATGCCAGTCTCTTGCACAATAGTACGAAGCTTAGTCATGATCTCGTCTAATGCTTTCCTTTCGTCTCCGTTCTCCTGAGCACTGACCACAATCGATACGTGATCAAGAAATACATAACGACAATTAAGACCTTTTGCCATGAATCGTACTCGGTTGATAATATTGTCAATGGCGGTAGACCCAAAATGATCAAACAAAAATACACGATCAGTTCCAAGGGTAGCATCAAATGCATGTCTAAGTTCCTCCTCATCAGCGTCACAATCAGGTAAGTGTAATGGTTTATTTGCAGCAAGTGACATCAAACTCTTAGCAGTTTTCTTGACCGACTCCTCCAAAAACATAAGACCAATGTTATCCTCAGTCTTATTAAGAATCTGCCACACAATCTCACGCATAAACTGAGACTTGCCTAGTCCAGATCCTGCAGTAACTGTAACGAGTTCTCCTAAGCGAATACCATAGGTAAGATTGTTCATACCATGATACGGATACTGTACCTCAGCCTTCTCAACTGGTTGGTTTACTAGTTCCCACAAGGTAGATCCTGCTACGATACCATCAGGTACATACTTCTCTGCGTTCCACCACTCCTCAACAAACTCCTTCACCAATCCTTGGATCAGGTAATCATTAGCATCCTTGAGTTCCTGCTTAGGGAATCTAAAGATGTGTGCCTTACTACCAAATAACTCAGCAACCTGGTTAGCTGCCTGTTGACCTGGCTCATCATTATCAAAGCAGATCACAATCTTATCAAAGGAATCTAGGTACTCGAAGCTTGCTCTACAATCCTTCAATGCAGATGTCGCACCATTACGGATTGATACCACTGGGTAGCGAGAACCTGTTAACTGATAGCAAGCCAAGGCATCAAACTCACCCTCGGTAATCGTGATAGCTTTACCACCTGGAGTAAACTTGTTCTGTCCGAAGAGCACTGCTTCCTTCCAGTCACCAATCACACTGAATTGTTTCTCAGTCATTGACCTTGTCTTAGCAGCAACCACTTTACCAGTCATATCACAATATGGAAAGTAGTAACTAGTGCCATCAGAACCTGCACCAAAGAAGTGCATAGTCTGTGTAGATATGCCACGCTCTACAACTGGAGTAGATTCTACATTAGCCAATGCCTCTAGGACTGATTTAAACTGCTTAGGAGAAGAGTTCGTAGGTGCGGTGATACCCTCCCTTAGGACAGCCTGAACCATCGCCTCTGAGCCCTTCTTATAAGTTCCACACTTATGACAGTACTCATGCCCATCATCATAGATACTGTTAGCATCTGAAGATCCGCAGGTACTGCAAGGTATGTGTTTTAAAAAGTTACTATCTGTTTTCATTCAATGCCTCATCGTGTTTAATAATCCACTGCAGTGCATCATTGAAACTAGAGAATGTAGGAGACCTAGTAATCTTATCCTCCCAATAGTAGCTAGGTACATCAGTTACATTCCAAGTATCATCGACCCACTTAGCAGTTCTCTCGTGGATTGTTTGTAAGTTCATTTAATCCCATGTTTCTGTTCAATTGCTCTAGCGAATGCTACGATATCTCCCTGAGTATTCATACGAATACCTTCAATCTCCTCAGTAGTTAAGGGTTTAGTTTTCCATATCATCTTAGAAGGATTCATTCCAATGTATTTAGTAGCAGGAGTTACCACTGCATCCTCATATCCTGGATGATAAGGTGCTTCATCGACTAGTTTATTCATAGCTGAACTCAGCAGTGGTATCGTGTTGCTTTAGTTTAAAGTTCCAGGCATCAACGATATCTTGTAAGACTGTATCGATACCATAGCGACCTGCACAATCAATCATGTTTTGTATTGCAAAGTGGTAATGCATTTCTTCTTCGTAGTTATCTTCCATAGTTTACTCCTAAGTTTATCTTCTAAGTTTAACTCCTAAGTACATACTATATAAAATACTTACTATATAAATACTATTAAGTATATAGTATAGCATGCTTAGTAATCGTTGTCAACCCTATTATCCATCCGACTAAAAGAATCGTACTCATTGTGGTCTAAATCTTCCTCTTCGTAGTCTTCGTCTTCATCATACAAGTCTGTTCTTTCGTATGTTAGTAAGTCATCACTTATAGTAGCGTAACATTTATTACACATGTCTAAGTATTCGTTTGTATGTACACTCTTACGAGTGGCTTCAAAATCAGACAACATTTTATTACAGCAATAGCATCTCATATTAGTGCATCTCCTAAAATTTTATAAGCCCAATTAAATTTATTGTCAACTGTTTTCTTCTTCTCCATCATAAGTACTTGAATCTTAAAGCTTTTATCTAGTCTTAGGAATCTCTCAGCCTCCTCTTTATAACCAAATATTCTAACAACTGAACCATCATAGTCTAAAATCTTATATAGCTTTCTCATTGTAGTACTCCGTATAAGTAACAAGATAATTCTAATCCGATATAGTATAACACATGACCACCAAAGTAAGCAAGTGCAAACCATAAAATATATTTAATGTACTTGTCTTCGTTATCTATCATAAGTCCCTTCCAACGTAGTAAGTTAAGCATACCCAAATCAATATAATAATATCTTTGTAATCAATCTCCATCGGCATAGCCTCTAGCAACATCCCTCCAATAGTTTAGGACTTTATCCTTTACTTCCTGAGGTGCTAGATTAAATGGAATCTCCTCGAATTCAGTACCTATATAGCCTGTCTCAGATAATCCTTCATACCATTGTGCATCATCCTTCCAATAGAATTGTCCCTCAGGGTCTTCTACCATGTTATGGATTCTCTCCTCAATTACTTCCTCATCGAAGTCCTCATCCTCTGGCTCGTAATACTTATCGTTATAGTATCCGCTATCGTATCTATTCATATACTCCTCCTCAATTAATAATTGTTTAAGCTTCCCCATCATCATACCCTTTTAATTGCTCTACCATATCGAAGACAGAAGACAAACAAGTAGGGCAAAAAGCTACTGGTAGTATACCAAAATTCCCAGCAATACCTCCCTCATCTTCTAAACTAAACTCACAACTACACGTCGAGCATTCAGTCATTTTAATCTCCAGTTAAGTTTTTTCAATGTCAGTCACAACTTCTGTAACGCTTCCTTCGAAAAATTCCCAATCAGTTTCATAAGAATCGTTTTTAATCTCTGCATCCATGATTAAATCTCTTGCCTGATCTTCGTTATCAGCCTCAACTTCAATTTCAAAATACTGTTTTCTAATCATTACTCCGCTATATATTGGCATTTCATTCTCCTATAAATTAGAAATAACTTCTTCAAACTCATCATCAAGTTCTTGGATTTCTTCTTCGGTCAATCCCTCATAGCAAGGTGATAAATCCCAGTCCCATCCTCCCTTGCCCTCATCGTCCATGTTGTACCAATAAGATACTTCGATCTTCTTTCCCTCGACATCAACCTCATAAATAGAAGTGACTTGTTTAGATACTAATACAGGGTCTTTAATTCTCATTTCTTCCTCCGTTAAAAATTAATACATCCTCTAAATTATTTAATACAGCAAGCTTCTTCTCCAATCCTTTTCTTACGTCTTCCTCCAAGTAAGGGTTATCTAATCCTTTCTTAGTATCCTCCTGATTATACAGCACTCCCTGCCACAAGTAAACTCTTTCTTCATATGTAAACATATTATCCTCTCAAGTAATCTAATCGTTGGTATGTCTCCATATCAGTATACCCTGATTCGCTTATACGATATAGCGTACATAAGTATCGCTTAGGATCTGTCTCATCAATCCAGATATTAATATCTATTGTACCATCCCAAGCATTCCAATAGTCTTCTAAGATAATGTCTACCTCTTCGGGTTTATGAGTGTCTTTAATTCCCTCAATCAAACCTCTAACGTATGCTTTAATCTCATTCAATTCGTTATCGTCTATATTCATGTTAAGCTATCCTATAAAAATGTTTTACTCGTGCCCTTGGGTTTGGCTCATGGTTATCGTACCATACCCCATCAATTAACGCTAGAGCATGATTAGATTTTACCACAATATATCTACCTTTAGGGAATAATTTAGCAAACTTTTCTAATGTCATATTGAGATAAGTAGGCATCCTCCAATTGCCCCTTACTTTAATGACATCCTCCTCATTCTCTATATTGTAATCCTTCTCGGCATTCATTAGCCAATTGATAGAGCACGACATCATAAGGGTAGAGCATCCCCTACCATGTACCCTCCCGAATGCCTTATAGACCTTATAGACATCATAATAGGGTATATCCATGGTCAAAGCAGTAGCATTCAAGGCACAACAATTACGATCCTCACCTTTTACATGGGCTATTTTATTCACATATTCCACAAGTAATCCCTCCTATTTAGTTGCAATAATTTTAATTACTTTAGCCATCTTAACTCCATGAGCTTTATACGCTATTACTTTCACGTCCTTATCATAGCAAGCCCGACATCCTGAGCATTTACCTTCATGCTCATAAGCTTTGCACTCTAGAGCCCCTTTGGGTACTGTATCGCTAAAAATTGTGCTAGTAGTTTGTCCGTTGACGATCTCACCTGTAACACTATCGCTAGAGAATCGTACCACTACGTTATCTAGAGACATCATAGCGTCAATGGTATGCTGAAATTTAATAAACTTATGCATGCGAGTAGGTAGCCAATGCTTACACCATGGAGTAGCTTTCATTACTGCTAAGATTTTATTGGCTAAGCTTAGATCATACATATCGCCACTATCAAACCATCTAAAATA